TGTTTGATCTGTTCTAAAAATGTTTACATTCTTTGATAAAACAAGTTGATCTTCAAACCCATCTAACAATAATTCAAACTCTACTATTTCCTGTTTACTAAATTCGTTAGCCATTATTTTTTCCTTTTCGCTCTTTTAGCGTTGTGATACTCTGTCATATCACCTTTCTTTATACATTCATCTCTAAGACGATCTAAAGATTTATCTGATTGTAGAGAAGTACCACCACTACCCTTTATTGTTTTTTCTGGTTTTGTTGCCACTTTTCGTCCACTCACTTTTAATTGTCCTTCAAGTTCTGCTAATTTGTAAGCGAACATCATAGGATCATTCTTTAACTTACTTAATTCTTCTAGCTTCTTTGGATTCTTTGACAATGCAAATACTACCAACGCCGGATTCTTACAAGCATGTAAAATAATTCCTTGTTCGTTTACCCCTAATTGTTCCTTAACAACTTCCTCTGCTTCATCAAAGTTTTTAACTTTTAATTCATCTTTCAAGTCAGAATTTGGTTCTCTTGCTCTTGCTCTTTCTCAACTTTCTGTTGGGCAACAAGTCTTTTTTGTTCTAACCATTTTTCAAGCGCTTCGTCTTTTTTCGCTTCATCCCAATTAAAATCTTCTAGCTTTGGTCTTTCCCCTAAAACTAGTTCTTTGACCGGCTCTTTCTCAGTCTTTGATTCTAATTGTTTCTTTAAGTCTCTAATTTCCTTAGTTTTCTTTCTGTCTGACTTTCTTAGGAAATTAACCAACTTAGTATCAGGGAGTTTTTCTTTCTCTTCTGGTACTTCATCGCCTATCGTAACAATTAAATCGTCCTCTTCTTCTTCGTGTTCGTCAGAATCATTTCCATCTTCTGAGTTATCGGTTTCAATCTCAATAACTTCCTGTTCGACTTCTTGACTTTCATCAACTTCCACTTCTAAAGAATCATCTTCTCTAACTTCTTCTTCTAACATTATATACCTCTTTTTCTCATCCATCAAGTTTGCGAACTATGGACGGTATTTAGTTCTGTGTAGATAGAGTTACAACACTTTCAATCTGTTGATTCTCTATGTCTGCGTATATCTCAGCAGTTTGTGCATTTGTTTTCTTAATCTCTGCCTCAGTCTTGCCTATTCCTGCAATCTTAGCTTGTGCGTTTGCTTCTGCTTCTGCTGCAACTGCTTTAGCCATAAGAGTATTAGGATCTTCTTTCTTTGCCTTAGCTTCGAGTTGTTTCTTCTCTTCTTCGTTAGGTTCAAGAACTCCCATTCCTACAAGTTGTTTTCTAAAGTATTCTTTAGTCTCTGTCATTCCTTCACCATCTATGTTCATAAGTATCATATTCTGCAATACTTTCTGAGCTTGTGGATCTGTAGTAACCTGCATTAATCCCATTAATGATTTAACTGTAGCATCACGTTTACTTGAAGAACTAGCACCAACATCAACGGCTACATCAAACGACGCTTTTGTCAGATCGTTTAGTAATATGCTTTCGCCTTCATCTGATATATAAGGTTTCATAAGTTCAACTGTTCCGACTTCGTTCTGCTTCCCTATAGTTTTCATCTTACGGTTATCTTCTACATATAAATCTCTTGCCATTGAAAGCCATATCTCACCACCTCGACGGATACCCTTTGCCATGTTAGACATATAGATAAAAGCTTGGCTGTCAATTCTAGTCTGTATTAACTCAACTGCTTTACCTGAGATATTAGAAACCATCTTGTCGCCTTCGCCTTGGTTACCTAGTATCTCTTTCATATCTATGTCAGTTAACTGTAATAATGCCATCATTGACGGTGGTACTTGTGGTGGTTTAGTATATCCAATAGCACCAACAGGCATTGGTTGCCCTTCTTTATCTCTAATTGTGTTTAATAATTGATATGGATAGTTCTTAACATTATCCTCTGCCCAATATGTTTGTAGCCCTTGCACTTGTTCCGGTGTAAATATAGGCTTTTCTACAGGTGAAAGTGCTGCTATCTCTGCAAGCTTAGATATTTGCATATTCTTAAGTCTTTGCATATCTTTAGCTAACCTAACATGACCCATACAACGCTCGACATTGTCTATAAAACAACGCTCACCGTATACAGGAACAATTGGGATGTTCTTACCTGCTATTAATCCACAATCTTCTAGTACTTCATTACCTGATAATATATATTTGTGTACTCTTCTTTTCTTGACTTTCTTCTGTCTTACTTCCTGAGTACCAACAGCACTAAGCATGTTTTCTAATTCAGGATCATCTTCAAAGTCATCTTTGCTATATCTTTCTTCTGAACCGTCAAGAGTTCTAAAGATTCTGATAGTCTCTGATTTATATTCAATTATATAATACTCAGCTACATAAACAACATCTGCTGTGTACCAATCATATTCAGTATTATCTATTTGCTTCCCTACAGAGTTGGGTTCTTTGTCCCATTCCTTAGTATATGCTTGTGGAGACATAGAAGTAATAACGAAACAATAGTTAGCATCTGCCTTATCTTGTCTCTTAGCGTCTAAATCAAACCATACACTTGAATCAGCGTCAAAGATAGGTTCTATTCTAATTCGTTGGTTTTCGTTCTCGTCATCTTCTTCGTCTTCATACTCAGCTTTAAATCTAAACGCACCAAAACCACCACCGATTGCCTCAAGAAATGCGTTGTCATAGGCTTCTTCTGCTCCTGAATCTCGTTCGTCTGCTCTATATAATCCTTGGCATACCTCAACTGTCTTGTCGTCTTGGTCTCCAATCTTGGAAACAAAGTCTACAGTTATTCTATTGTTACGGTATTCGCCTTCAATTCGCTTAATATCTTTATGGATCTTGTTTACTTCAAACTTAGGTTTATTTTCGAACTGATCTCCAATTGAACCTTCCCATTGCCCACCTGGAATTACATGAAATCTACGATCTGCTGCGCACATCTCACGTTCATCGTTTAAAGTAGATTGAATCCTGTCATAATCTGCCATAGCAATACTATGCAATTCGCTGTGTCTTTCTGCTTTTGTCTTTGCCATTTAAACTCCTACCACTTACTTACAACAGGTATATGATTTATAGTAACACTTTTATTCAGTTTTTGCAAACGTGCTACCATCTGTTAGCTACAGGCATAATAGTAACATCTACCATTGGTGAATAGACTATAGGCATTTCTGCTCGTGCTATCACATATGCGTCTGCAATATTTGGAGATTTAGTTCCTTTTGGTTTCTTCTCTATCATTAACCTACCACTTGCTGATAACTTATATTGAGGTTGAGACAACTCCCTTACAAGTTTTCCTAACTTCTTATCTCCATTTTCTGGAATGTTTACCGTTTGCGTTGAATCGTAATCTTTCCCATTGTTACATCTATAAGTATTCCTAAACTCATCTCTTATTTTCCACCATGCTTGCGCTTTTGCATTCTCAAATAACTCCCCATTGGTTTTGCTTTGGTAATCTTTTGCGCTAGGTCTTAAGACTTTCCCACTCGCTGACCATGGAACTATTTTCATATTCTTCGCTAATGTTTTTCTCTCATGAGAAATGTCTTTGTCAATCTCTAATCTGGCAAGGATTTCTTTTATTCTCACTTGAACTCCTGCACCTACTCCTACAGGATCGTAACGGAACTCATCACATTTAAGATCTACAGACAACCAAAAATATTTATCTGTTGCATCTCCTACATCTCCCTCTGCTGACTCTTCTACCTCTATAACAGTATTTCCGTCTATAGCTACATAACCATGGGTATCCGCTCCCTCATTTGAAGGATCTAAAGCACCTATTCTTCTGCCTTTTATTACACCCTTGAACCTCTGCGATGAATTAACCCAATCGCTAGGGCAAACAACACTATCAATACTTGCTGATGCGTCTCGCTCGACCTCTTGTTTAAAGACATGGATAGTTCCTTCTGCTTCTGCCTTAGCTTTCTCTTTATCGTACCATTCTTGATTATATAACGGTATTTCCCACCAATCAAAGGTAAAAACTTCATTTATCCCACTTGTACATTTCCTATAGAATAAAGTATTTGTTCCGTTGTGAGTCGAACCCCATATTTTACAATCACTATTTCTTGATACACTCGCCTCTATTGATTCAGCTTTAGGATAAAAAGCGCACTCATCTAAAAAGAATATGGAAGATCTACCCCCTCGCCCTGCATTGTCTCCTGCTTGACCAACTATAACAGAACCATTTGCTGTATTCTTAATCAACATATGCCTTGACTCAACACCTGTTTTAAATAAGTCTGGTAGATAGAATATAACAAAGATCATTTTCTCTAATAACGTATTCATATCGCCTAACTTATGGCACTCATCAGCTTTATATGTATACATAGAAACAGTAACAGCATTCTGAAATAATAAAAGATATACTGAAAAGCAAGCATTTAACCATGAATAACCAACACCACGGCATTTATCTATTACACCGTCTTCTCTATCTATATATTTATTCCACAACCATTCTATATACTCTTCTTGTTTATCGAATAACTCAAAAGGCATTTCTCTATTTTCTGTTAATCTTGGGTCAAATGTCCAACAGAATCTATTAATGAAATCAACAACAGCTTCTGCGCTTCCATATTGGTACGCCTTAAACCATTTGTTTACTTCTTGGGGATTGTTGCTTATTTGTAGTCTTTCATTCCAACTAATTTTCATGCTTTAATTTAAGAAACATTCGCTTTGCTTCCTCTTCTGTTAAGCTTTGGGCGATCCCTATCTCTTCACCATCTTCATCAATGGTCTTGCTGATAACTTCTTGTTTATCTGACCATCCAAAGTTTTTAAGCGCGAAAATAGCCCCTGTGGGGGTTAAGTCTGGATTTCTGATATCTTGTTCGTATGAGTTCTCTATTTCAAGCCTAGCCCTTTTTATAGTGTAAGAGAAAGCATCTTTCTTTTCATAGTCATACATGGATTGTCGAGACTCAAACCCTAGGTATAATGCTAGCCCTGTTATAGTTGGTTTGTTCATACTTAAAAGAATAGCTTGCCCTTTGTCTAGCATATATTCTCCCGTTACAGGATCTGTTAAATATTCTGGTTTGCAACTATTCATGTATTCTTGTATAGCTTCTTTCATCTCATCTTCTGTTTTATATTTTGGTGGTCTGCCTTGATCTGCCATTGTCTCTCCTTTATCGGCTGAGGTTGCCGTTTATATTGTACTATGTTTTGGTTATTGGGTCAAATTGGGGTTATTATGAATATTTCCTCTGATCTGTATATCTTCTTCTATAATGTCTTGGTAATAAAACTCGCTTTCTGTAATCTGTTTTATAAACAACCAACATAGTTCGCTCTCACTCCATTTTACGTCACACTCTCCAATACCTGATATATGCACGATATCGTTTTCATATATGTTTTCACCATGATAATCTACTATTCCAATATATTCCTCTAATTTACCTTTACTAGCCAAATCAAAAAAATGCTTTGCTATATAAATATCTTTACTTGCTTTCTCGTTGTTGAAATATACCATCTCTTTGTGTTCTTCATGCCATGCTCTAAATAATTGATGCTTCATATTCTCTCCTTTGTATTAAT